AGTAGATAGTCACATGGAAACATGGCAACGAGAAAAAATAATAACAGCCTTAAGTGAAGAATTTCATGAATGGTACAATGCCATTGGATTTTTCAAAATTTGGAAAAAGCACAAGACACCAGTTGAGAAACAACTAGATGAATTAGCTGATTGTCTAGCGTTCGCATTATCACTATTAAATGACGATGAGAAACATTTTGAAATTGATAGATGTAATATCGTGTTAAATAGAAATACTGAACGCCACATTAGATTAATGAGGAATGAGATTGAACATGGTGAGCTATTCTCAAAACGTGTACATAACACAGTTTATAAGCAGTCTGTTGGGTTTGCTATTGAATTAATTTTAAATATTGCAATGATTTATTACAGTTTTGATGAATTGTTTGAAGCTTATAAGAAAAAATCATTAGTGAATATTCAACGTCAAAAAGAGGGGTATTAAGAAATGTTAGTAAATATTGATGATGAGATTATGAACCTAATAGAACCAGTAACTGTGGATAAGAAAGAATTAGAAGATTCTCTAAACTTAATGATAATAACTGGATTAGAACACTCTATTTATAAAGGATTTAATCGTATCAAATTAGAAGATGTTGAAAAATTAAAAAGAAAATATTTCTTTTTAGGGATGTTGAAAATATTAAATGGCAAATAAAAAAATAGCCGTTTAAAACAACGACTACTTACAAAAATATACAACTTTAAAATAACACAAACAGGAGGAAAATGCAAGTGACTAAAGATAATATTAATCCTAATCACTATAGAGTAGGTAATTTTGAAACAATAGATTTAATTCAAGAGGTAGTAGAAGATTTTGGAAGTGTGTGTCAAGCTAATATCTTGAAATATGGAATAAGAGCAAACAAGAAACATGATGAACCGCAGGACGATATTAAGAAAATAATCAGATATTGTGAATTTTGGTTGAATGATTTAGAAGGACTAAAAGCAAGTGGAAAGCGTTCTGAAGAGATAGCGGTATTTGATAAGTTAAATGATTTATTAAATGTGCAGGAGAAAGAGTTTTTAAAAGATAAAAAAGTCGAATGTGTTTTTCTGAACGGAACAAAAATCTCAGAGGAAGCTTTTGAAAAAATAGTTGAAAACATAAATAAACAAAGAGGTATCGCTCATGGAGAATAAAAAATACTCAGAACAAATAGAAGATTTAAGATTTACTAGCAATAAATTAGAAGATGTTCTCGATTGTGTTGATTTCTATTCGCTAGAACGTAGGAAAATTAGGGAAGTACAGGATATTTTAGACATCAAAGCCCGTGAAATGGAGGAATTTAAGAATGAGGAAGAATACTGGAGTTAGCTTTTACATTCTTGAATATCTTAAAGAATCAGACTATGGACTGACATTACATGATTTCTACAGACACTTTCCAGAGACTAAAGAGCAGACTATTAGGTCAAGTCTCAGTAAGTTAAAAGATAGTGGAAATGTATTCGTAGAAAATGGTAGATATTTCTATCAAGATGTATTTGATAATGAAGATATTTCAGAGAGTCTCAACATAGAAAGTAGTAAATTCAGAAAAAAGAATATTTATCGCAAATTCTTACAGTTGATAGTTGAAAACATCGAAGTGTCAACAGATCACTCAATTAAGATTCAATATATTCAAGAAGGAAGAAAACTATTAAAAGAAATGAGGTGATTAATTGGATTATAAAATAATCAACAGTGGTTCGGATGGAAACTGTGTTGTAATTGAAAGAATGATGGTTGATATAGGACTTTCTTATAAGAAGATCAGTAAATACTTACACGATATAGACATGATATTTCTTACACATCAACACACCGACCACGTAAAAAAAGCTACTTTGAAACAAATTAGAAAGTACCATCCTAAAATTAAAATATTGTGTAGCAAAGCATTAAAAGATTTCTTAAAAGATGAAGATTTAATTGTTGTCAGAAGCAATGTTCAATACAACATCAAATTAAAAAACACAATTGTAACACTTCAACCTTTTGACTGTGTTCACAACGTCCCAACACAGGGGATAGTGTTTAAATATAATGACGAATATGGGATATATGCGACGGATACCAACACGTTAGAACACAGTTACGAATGTAATTTAGGAAATGGAACTTATGACTATTTGTTCATAGAAGCAAATTACGACAAATACAAAATTAAAGCAATTGACAAAAGTAAATACGGATATGACGTGATTAAAAACGCACGTAGACACCTTAGCAAACAAGACAGCTATGATTTTTACTTGTTGAATAGACGTAATGAAGATAGTAAATATATAGAACTACATAAAAGTAGTAGATTTTATTAGGAGGAAATTATGGTAGAACACGAATTAATAGAGGTAAGGTCTTCACTAGACATTACACCAAAACTTATAGGATTTAAAATTGATAGTGAATATATGAAATCACTTGAGGATGAAGTAGATAAATTCATCGAAACATCAAAAGCAACTGTTGTGACAGAGGAAACACTAACAGCTAACAAGAAGTATATAGCAGAACTCAATAAGAAAGTTGCATCTCTTAAAAACTTAAAAACACAAGCTAAAAAAGTGGTATTAGGTCAACTCGATACACTTAACGAACAAGCAGATTATTTAATCGATAAGATTTCAGAAGCAGACACTCTTGTAAGAAATCAAACGAAAAGAATTGACGAAGAGAGAAAAGAAAAGTTAACAGCAGAAGTTGAAGAGGAATTCAATGGTTATTGCAGTAGCTATGATTACAAACTATTCGACTTTGACACATTCTTACGTTACAACCCCGTTAAGTTAAGTACGACTCTTAACAAATATAAGGTTTCTATTATTGAATTTATTGAGAGAACAGCTAATGAATATGAAATACTGACAGATTTAACAGACGATACTAATGTTTTAAAAGAGTATAAAGAGCTTGTAAATAATGGTAGGTTAAATAATGCCTTAACACTTTCTAGACAGTCTCACGAAGAAAATAATGCTGTTAGAGAGGAAATAAAAAAAGAAGTAAGAGAAGAAATTAAGAAAGATAATTTTGTAATTACTTTGACAAACGAAACAGACTACAAGAGAGTAGTTACTTATTTAAAAAAATACAATATTGAATTTAAGGAGAACAAATAATGACAAACAAGATTGAAGGATTAAGACTATTAGCAGTAGAACGTGACGGAGATAGCAAGGCAACATTAAAATTAGCAGATTTAGATACTAAATTAATGTACGATGTAGATTTTAACAAACAAGTTTTTGATAGAGAGACTAAAAAATGGAACAATGATGATGCAAAAGCGGAAAAAGTAGAAAAAGCGTGCGTAGAACACTTAGGATATGGCTTTGATGATTTAGAACAAGCTGTAGGGAGCACATTTGATGTATATGTTTACGATTCGTTCAACTCACTTTGGGAAGTGAATTTCACTAATAAGTTTCAAGCAGAACACAAAGGAAAGTCATTCCAAACTGTGATTGATGAAATCGAAGACAACGGAACATCAATTCTTATTAAATATAAATGGAAGGGCGAACCTTATCAATCTAAAATGACCTATGCAGATTACAGCGAAGATTTAAAACAATGGTTTGTGAATCCGCAAAAACGTAAAAAACAATTTGATAAATTCCTTGATAGATATGGAGTGTCTGTTGAAGATAAGGATCAATTAATCGGTAAAAATATCATTGTCAACGTTAAGTGTGCATTTGGTAAATTCTACTACGGAGAAATCACACTACTAGAAGAACTTTAGGAGATAGATTATGAATTTAGAGAAAGTTGTTATATACGACATTGAAATCTTTAAACACGACTTTCTCTTAGTGTTTAAAGATATTAACAAAATAGAGGTGGCTACTTTTCTTAATGAAGTAGCTACCGAAAATTTTAATCCTTTTATCTGTGATTCGTTAGGAATTAAGATTAATGAAGATGACGGAAAGTACACAGTAGATTTAAAAGATATAGTCAACAGTCAAGTGTTAGTTGGATACAACAACTACTACTACGATGACCGAGTAATTCAAGAATTAATGGGTATGTTGGAAAAGGATGTTGAATACATCAAATCCAGACTTAAACAAGTCAATGATATGATTATCGGAAACAGATATACTACTAGATTCAGAAATGAATTCACTAGTCTTGACGTATTCCAACAAATTGACGTAGGTAGACCATCTTTAAAAATGATAGAAGCTAATAAGGGAGTTTCTATTGAAGAAACTTCAGTACCTTTTAACATTGAGCGTCCCCTAACATCAGAAGAGTTAGAAGCAACAATACATTACTCTAATTACGACGTTGACCAAACTATTGATATTTACAAAGATAGAATTCATACATATTTTGTGCCTAAAATTAATCTTGTAAAAAGAGTTATTAAAGATCAGAAAGATTTTAGTAGGTATCTTAGATTTAATACTACAACGCTAGTAGGTAATCTTTTCAAACAAGACGATTACGGGGAAATAGAGTTAGTAGGTAGTCATGTGTATGACGTAGTACCTGCAGAAGTTAAAAAAGCGTGGTTGAATTTTAAAGACAACCTATTTATCAATACAAATAAAAACAATGAAGCACA